CACTTTAAAAAAGATGTATGCTATAATTAATGCAACAGACGGAGGCTCTTACGTGTTCCTTTCATATAAAGAGAATGGAAAGACTTTGAGTTTCAAGTTTAAAAAGAAAACTTCTATATCAGTTAAAGATAAACTAAATTCATTATTAGCGGAGAAAGTATGACAACTGGAAATTTGTATAAGAACCCATCAACAAAAGACTGTTGGGTTTACTGCTCCTCCTGCAGCCGATGCCAGGACAAGGGAAGATATACCAAGTGCGGCAAATGCAGTGGTAGATACGATCCAAACGGATGCATAGACGTAGACCCAGATGATTTTTGCGATTGCAAGAACGGCGTATTGCGCTGGAAGACAAAGAATGGAAAGATTTTAATGACTAGATTTAAAGCCAATCCATTTAAGGGGCAAGTTAAGTACCAGAAGAAGTCAGAAGACGAACGAGACTGGGACTCCTATGTTGCCGACATGAGAAACAAGATGGGTGATCCAGACTGGAACCCAATTAGTATTTACGAGGATTAATATGTTAGGAAAAGAAAACGGAAGAATGGTATTAAACAACGTCAAACTGATTGAATATGATCAGGGCGGAGACACTCAAAGCTTCTTCTTGCAGCTCGGTGTTGTTGGTTTTTATGCAACCGAAGATGAGCTAAGTGATATATATGGCTTATTAAGCTACTATTTTAATATAGATTCTGTGAACAACACAGTCATATCAATAGATTAGGAGAGTTATGTCTTGGCCATATTTAGAAGATGATTTTATGGAAATCGGCCACACTGGCTGGAGATCTTTTGGTGAGAATCTGTATAAAAATATTTACACTGGCGAAATAATAAATGAAGATGGTGTAGAGTGTGATGAAAATGGAAATGTGATATCTGAAGATATCGATGGAGAATAATGAACTTACAATCAATAGAAGATATAGACCCGCTACAAAGACTTACACTAACAGACTTTAGTTACTCAAGAATAGACACATACGAAATGTGTCCATCAAAGTATTTCTTTTCTTATATAAAGAAAGAGCCAAGACAGTTTAACGCTCCGGCAATTCTTCGGAAATATAATCCACTCTGTCTTAGAAGATAACGTTTCAGACGTTGCTCCTATAGAGCATGATTCTTTAATTAAAAAATACGAAGAATATAATAAGTCCTTCAACCCCAACAACCAAATCCCCCAAGTGCTGCTTGATGCTGGAGCAGAAATACTAGATGATTTCTATGATCTATATGGTGGGACTACCTTTAATGTTCACGAAAAAGAACTTGGGTTTAGTTTTGTTTTAGGAAACTATTCTATAAATGGATTTATAGATAGAGTGGATATCAATGGCGATGTAGTAGAGATCGTTGACTATAAAACTGGGAAGCGTGAGGTTGCAGCCAAAGATATACACAAAAACCTGCAGCTGGGGATATACGCATTGGCAGCATCTAGAATGTTCCCAGGAAGTAAAATTAAAGCTTCTCTTCACTACCTAAGAAGTGGAAGAATTAAATCCCATGAATACACAGAAGAGGATTTGGAGCTAGCTAAGCAGTCTTTGGTTGACAGAATTAACCAAATAATGAATGACACTAATTTCTCTCCCACAAAGAACGAAAGAGTGTGCTCATTCTGCGACCACGCCCAAAGTGGGGCCTGTTCCACTGGGGCAATTAGGTTAAGAAAGTTTAATAGGGCATAGTAAAAAGCCCCCTGGTTTCCCAGGGGGCTTGTATATTTTATATTAATTTATGTATTAGAACTGGACAACTGGATTTTCGGTGGCCGAAAGCATCAAGTCGAAGTCTGATTCAACAACAACCTTTACTGCTTCGTCCTGGCTGATGCCAAAAGCAGTGAGTTCGTTTGCTACAGAATCGTTGATATTCTGGCGCATGCTGTTGAAAATTGTAGTTGTAATGGTCATTTTTACTTTCTCCTGTTTTACTTGTTTTTTTGTTAAATATAAAGTATAATATTTATTAGTGTTATCTTACAGCCGTAAAGGATATCAGATGAAGAACATCGGTGCAAACCCAGAGGATTATTTTTTTTCCAGGTCGCCTAAAAAAACGCTGCCCAAATTTGGCAGGAAGAAAAAAGTAGCATCCACTGTTACCGATCACAAGAATACAAAAGGCAATGCGTATAGACATACGAAATCAGGTTTCAGGGAAGATCTAAATCTAAATATGAGATCTAACTGGGAAGCAAACATTGCAAGGATCTTCAAGGCCTATTCAATTGAGTTCGAGTTTGAACCAAAGGTTTTTTCATTCCCAATAAAAAGGGGAACAAAAGGATACATACCAGATTTTTACTTAACGGAAACAGAAGAGTGGTTTGAAGTAAAAGGATATCTGGATGACAAAAGCAAAATTAAAATTAAAAGGTTTAAAAAATATTACCCAGAAGAATTTAATAAACTTACTTTTGTCATAAGTAAATACGCATCAGATGCAATAAAGTTTGCAGAAGAGTTGGGTATACCCCACGTAATTTTTTATGAAGACATAAGAAACGCTTACATGGATAAGGTTTCAATCTGGGAAGGAAAGTAATGGCAAGTTTTAAAGAACAATATTATAAATTAGAAGAAGAAGAAATGCAGGCACTCATAGCAAAAGCTAAGGGTGGTTCTGAAAAATCTCAAGAAGAACTTCTTAAAGTTTTCAATAATTTCTTAACGAAGTATGTCACGATGCTGCACACACGGAAAGTACAGTTACAGTGATTACGATATACGAAGGTTTATTTCACTTTTCGTAAAAGATACTTTTGTTAGATATGCATTGATGAAGAACAACTTAAACCAAGCAGGATACAAGCACGTCAACGAATGTATCAGCGGCATACTTTATATGGTGAAAAGGTATTGCTCAGAAGAGGATGTCCAGCAGACCGTCAGGCTGACCTTTTTTCAGTGCATAAAGAGGTATGAAAGAAAAGATTCAGAAAAAGGACCAATACCATTTAGTGCGTTCTTGTATAGTTACTTTTTGTATCTTCTCAAAAAAAATGTAGATACGTTTTTAATTGACCAGCTTGGAAGAAAGTCTTTTCCCCTGTTAACACAAGATGATATGTATGGAGATGGAGATTCAGAGGACAATATGAAGGGTGGAGCATATGTCGACACTATCGAGTATGCTACAATAGACCTGTTATTCGCTTCTGATGTTGATGAGTTTTGGATCTTAGGAGAAGAAACTAATCCACCATTTGATAAGTTAACAGTACAAGAAAGGCAGCTACTTAAGTGGAGATTTATAGACAATAAAAGATCTTCGGAAATAGCTGTTAAGATTACTGAACATCCAAACACGGTAAGGGAACACCTTTCTAAAATTAAAAGAAAAATACACGAACTGTTAAATGAAGATGGAATGGAAGAGTATTTATTTTTAACCACATTAAAAAAAGAAAAAGAAAAAGATGAGTGAGCTAAATCAAAATAACTTATTAATTAAATTATCAAATTTCTTAAACCCACAGTTAGAAGAACTGGTATCAACATTCTCTAACCCAATAGATCTAGAGAAGTACTATGTAGAGATACCAGACTCTAATTATGTCGACCTAACAATAAATGATCTTGGTTCGTTAGTGGCTAGATCATCAAACGTCTACGGTAGAGCAGCTAGATTTGCTGGGATAGCAAGAGCACAATACAAGCTACTAGAGGCTCAATACAAGAGAGTGTATAAGGCCAATAGAGTTGGGAAAAATGAGGCAGAAAGAGAAGCTGCTGCAGCTGCAGCTGCTGATCAACAATACGTGGCCCTGGCTGCCGTTGAAGCAATTGTACAGCTAGCTGAATCGATGGAATTAGCTGCCAGAATTTCTTCTGAATCTGCAAGAAAATTAATGGATAAAGTACAATCAATGCAGATAGCTTCATCTAGAGAAGAAAAAGGATTTCTCTTAGAGAGAGATTTTTCTACATTTTAAGGAGAAACAATGTATATAGGACATTATAAATCTGTTAATTCATCAAACGAATTCTTTTCTGAAAAAAGAAATGAATTAGATTTTCCAACTCAAGTTGAGTACAAAGGTATGCGCTACCTGTTAAAGGCAACTCATATTGTTTCTAGTAATACCCAAGAAAAAAACGTTATGTCTATGGCAAAAAAGCACGATATACCATTCAATATTAAAATAGATTAATGAACATTGAAGTATTTTGCGACGGTGCCTCTAGAGGGCAGGGCCAGAAAAAGATAGGCGAAGCTGCCTGTGCTACTGTTGTCTATAAGAACAAAAAGAAAGTAGTGCAATTTGCAAGGGGGCTGGGCGCAAGAACCAATAATGAGGCTGAGTACGAGGCCGTAATAACGGCTCTGCTCATATGTATTATGTCTGATTTTATAGATCCAATTATCTATACTGATTCAGCTGTTGTGGCAAATCAAGTTAATAAAAAATGGAAATGTAAAAACCTAGCACTCATGCCACTCCTGATGACCATAGAAGAAATACAGGCAGAATACAGATTCAGATTAATACAGGTTCCAAGAAATTTAGTCTGGGAACCAGACTATCTAGCGAATCAATTTTTGGATCAATTGCAGGTACGAAAAGATTCCGACCTAGATAAGTGATACAATAATAGTTATGACAAATAACAAGATTAAAAACGGTCAACCAATTATATTAGGACTTGCTGGGAAAGCTGGGTCAGGAAAGACCACTGTAGCTGAGCAGATTGTCCCAAAGGGCGCAATTGAATTCAGTCAAGGTTCTATTAAGTGGGATCACATTTTCTACGCTCTTCCACTTTACGAAATGGCTTCAATTAAGAAAAATATTATTGGCCACAATGAGAAGTCAAGAAAGTTGTACGCACTGCATGAAACTCTTTTTGATATCTATGGAGGTTCTGCGATAGGAAATGTTCCTGACTATGATCTCTTAGTTGAAAAGGTTAAGCAAATATACGGAATGCCGATAGAGCCAGAGGGTATCAAGCCAAGAAAGTTTCTACAAAATGCTGGTGACATCTGCCGAGACTTTGATCCTAACTGCTTTGCTAATTGGGCAATAATTAAAGCCAATAAACTTTATAGGCAGTTTGCAAAACACAATGAAGACGCTGACTACGAATCAAACTTTGGTGTGATTATTTCCGACGTTCGTTATGTTAATGAGGCTAAGAGTATATTAAAGCAGCCGAATGGTTTTGTTTTAGTATTCGATGCAGAAGAAGAAACTCTGAATAATAGAATACTCAAAAGAGATGGTAAGCTAATGTCAGAAGACGAGTCTTCACATTCTTCAGAGGGTCAGATAGAAGAAATAAAAACAATAGCATCTGCTATTATAAAAACAGATTTAATGTCAATTGAAGATCAAGCACTAGAAACAATAAACTATATCAATTCAATGAAAGAAGCAATCAATGCCTAAGATAACTAAAAATGCACTAGAAGAATCAAACGGATCACCGATTGATCAAGCCGTCTCTAGCCTAGCTGGAGAGATATCTCTTTCTAGTAGTCCA